AGGAAATTTTAAAATAGCTGGTGTACATAGCATCCAGATTTGTCCACCTGTGTAGACGCCTGCAATGCCACATATCTCATTATCTGGGTTAGTAAAATAAACTGACTCAGAGTTATGTACTCCGACAACCAGAGCATTTAAAGGGTCATGTCCATGACCTTCTTTAACTTCCCGATAATCATCAGGGAGCAAGTTAGAAGCTACACGTAGTGCAGCCTCTACTGTTGCTGGGTGAATGTGTTTACTCATTTAGTGCATGTTTTAATTTATCTATGGTATCTTGCATCCAAGATTCCCATGGATTACCTAAGGGTAGTTTCATACCTTTATACATACGGTTCTTTTTTAACCACTGTATGTATATGCGTACTTCTTGTTCGGTAAGGGTGATGTTATACACGTTGATAAAAATTATTATTAAGTACTCCTTCCCATGTAAGGGTATGTATATTTGCAGGAGCTGGGTGTGTTGATTTAATTGTTAAACTTGCGTTTATATTCCTATCGTATATCGGTACTGTTCTTAAATTATTATCATCAAATATACCTGTAGTGTTAGCAATATATTGGTTAGCTGGAGTTACTTCAAATAGTTCTGTATAATCTGCTCTACCTAATCTAGTTAATGTAGTTTCGTATATACCTACTGGTCCAAATCCAAGTTTGACTCTATGTAAAATAGTGTTAGATCTAGTATCAGCTCTAAAGTTCTGACCAGTCTGAGTTACATAATACAATGTAGGTATTGTAATTGACATTGTATATAAGTAACCAATATAGAAATCCTGACCTGTCCAATCTCCGAGTATTTCTAAATTACTACCGTTAACTGTTACCTCTGCATAGTTTCCAATAGCAGTTGTACCATCTATATCATATGCTGCTATCTGACCTACACCATTTAAACCACTTGGTTTTGCAAATGTAGTTTTACCGTTACTATAAGCACCAGACGCTAGAGCTGATACTGGCATTAAGTAATCCAAATGCACTCTATTATCATTAAGAGCTACAGTGTTTGCATCCATTCTTATAGCAAACTTAAGTAACTCACGAGAGCTACCATTCTGCATAACTACAAACAACGCATCATCCTGCATACAATGATATTTAATTGTACCCGGTAAAGTCCATCTAAACCAAGAAGCTAGTTTTCTTTCAGTAATCTGATCGAAATACTTGTATCCATATAAGGTTGATTGGTCATTTTCACTAAATAATATAAGTGAGTTTTCTCTAGAGTTACTAATTAATTTTAAATCATTTTCAAATAACCTAGATACAACAGCACTTTGTTCTATAACCTGAGGTTCTCCTTCTCGTTGTACCTGTGCCATTTCAAAGAATCTAGAGTGCTTACCAGCATTATCTAAGAAACCGACTGTAGTGCCGAGAGAGATAGGATTAGTTGCAAAGTTAAAATTGTAAGTAGAAAGGGCATTGATTTTAGCGGTGGTTGGGCTGAACACGTCACTATCTGTAGTGAGCATAAACTGTTGGTTTTTACTAAATAAAACTAAACCAGTGTTTACCTGTATCCCATCATATAAAATAGCTGGATACTCTGAACTAGCTGCTATATCAATAGGGTCACTAGGTATAAGTTGTATAGCTGACTTAGCAAAGAAATTAGTAAAGTCTCCGGGACGAGACATAACTATGTATTCATCAGAAAGTAAAGCAAGTCTATTTCTAAAGAACAACATCTGAGTTATAGGGTGACCTATAAAAGAAGGTTCTGGGTTAGTTACATCATCACCTACTATAGCGTCATCCCATTGGGGTACAGAAAATCCTTGACCGATAGTACAAGCTACTGATGTGTGAGCACCTTCATTAGATGCAGATTCATAAGTAAAAGTATTAGCATCTACCCGGGTAATACTAAATTGTCCGTTAGTTAAACTGCTACTTTCTACATTAACTAAATCATCAGTTATGAATCCATGATTAGTTTTAGTAATCGTTACTGTATTGTTTGAAGTTGTAGATGTAAAAGTAGCAGCACTTTGTAATGATGATAATCCATATGTGCTTCCGTCTTGTTCAGTTAATCTAAAATTACCGTCAGCAGTTCTAATAAGAATTACTGGCATAGTGGTGTTATTAAACTTTATAGCTCTACCCGGCTTAGCACATTCTTCCCATGTACCCTCACCATCTTTATCATTGTTACCAAAGAACTTAACGAAATGATTATCTTCTTCAGCCTCACTATTAACTACCTCTACAACCATCCCGTGCTTGCACTGAGACGGTAAATCACCTACATCGTTAACTTTACCAGCAACAACATTTAACAGCTCTCCTACGGGCGTAGAGGCGTTGAATACGCCAGTTCTCTTTACATGTAATCCTGTACCAATTTGTGTAACAGTAAATCCATTACCTGAATTAGTATCATTTCCAGTAATTTCTTTTCTTATATCTCCAAGAATACTCTCAGCAGTAATAGTCGTCTCTGTGTCAAATGGTGTAGGTTGTGGTCTAACTAAAGCTAAGTTAGCTTGTACAATAGATTCACTAGATTCTTCTATAGTAACTTTGTAATAGGCATCTGCCATAAATACATGGAAATAATCTCCTTCTCTCCAACCTTCACCACCATGTAATAAGTCGTGAGTTGTAGTATATCTAGCTTGATATGTAGTTGTTTGATTACTTCCAGAACCTTCTGTGTATGGTACTGACTGACCAGTTGTAGCTATACGAAAATATAAGTTCTTTCTATCCTGTTGACTGCCATTATTATTTGCGTCATATATATTAACTACTTCGCTGTAGTTTGTATCAGAGTGACCAGCATTATTAGCTAATGTCCCTCCAGTAGCACCTTCGTCAACTAAGGTCGTACCAGTACTAACACTAAATATACGAGTAGCTACGTTAGGTGCGTAAGCGTCTCTACCATCACCAGCTTCTGTACCACATCTAGCATTACCACTATTACCTCTGGTTAAATGAGGTCTCATATAATGATTACTATCACAATAGTTGTTACTAGAGTTGACCATAGTAACTTTAATACGTGTAGCTGTATGTACTGATTGAGTAGCAGCACTATCAAATATATTTACCGCATATTGTTTTGCATATGACAGTGATTTTAGTTCAATAAATATTTCTTTTAGATAATCTCCTACAGGTTCTAAGTCAGATGTACCTCTTAACATTTCTGTATTGACATTCCTATTAGATATATAGGTAAAGTCATTAAGAGTCAGAGTCTGAATCATATCATCTGCTGAATGCTTTAGATATTTAGTACCTGTATTACCATCGTCATATGTATATGTCCCTGTATCAGTAACATCTACTACGGTTTTAGGACTACCAGTAAGACAGTCCCACATTTTAACAGTACCATCTTGTTGTACTTGACCTACGTACTGTTCAGTTTCATCTCTGTAATAGTGAAACCATTTACCGGTAGCTGTGGAACCAGTCAATGTTGACACAAACTTACCAGCCGGTCTCTTTAACAATCCTTGTGTAATATCTGGAATTGCATTGTTCATATCTTTAACCTGACCGGGTATTTTTTGCTCATCAGGTTGTTGAGATATACCAGCATTCAGACTATGTATAGTTTGTGTTATGTTTGCCATTATGCAGTCCTTTTTTTCTTTTTCTTTTTAAGTTTGACTCTTTTTTGAATTTTTAGAATGTTTGGTTTATTCTTATATCTTTCAGGGTCAAGTCGTTCAACATAATCAGGTCTTCTGATTGTTTTAATTTTTAAAATGTTGTTAGCTGCCATTATCTGATAAGTGCTTTGTAAGGTTGGTACGCTCTGTATTTACTTTCAGCCGGCCAGCCCATGAAGTTGTAATCTCCTTGTTCTGTCTCGTAGTTTAAAGCATTTGCTTTAGCTTGTTCTTCTTCTAATTGTAATAATTTAACTAAGTCAGCATTAGATACAAGTTGTGTAGCTGCTCTCATAGAAGCTCTGGCTATTATATATCTTTGTATAGCTGGAGGTACATCTTCAAAATTATAAAGAGTTATAATATCAAAATAATAATCTTTAGTAAACACATCTGTTTGATGTACTAAGTCATATAATTTTCCATTTATTTTTGTGACATCTGTATCACGATCTATTTGACCATCACTAATATCATAAAGTATAGAGTTTTGAGGTACCACATAGTTACCTTGAGCATCAGGACTTTGTTTTACCCTGTGCTGTGTATTAAAATGCCAGCCAGAAGTCTGTACATCTCTATTAACTTGGTCTAATAAATTTTTAATAAAAGATATCTCTGGGTTCTGTAATGCAGTTCCTGATAGAGATGTTATTGGTGATTGACCAATGCTACCCAAGATGGAGTTCACTGCGGATAGTTCGGTATCGGTGCTTATTGGAATAGCCATAAAAAA